AAATTGCTGCCACTTTTCTAGGTGAGCCGCGTCACTGGTGGATCATTGCAATGTCTAACAACATTCTTGATCCAACAAATGAAATTCGTGAGGGCGTGCGGCTCTTCATTCCAACACGCGAGCGTGTCAAGACCATTCTGTCAGGCAAGTTAGGTGGTGTACCATCTACCCGTGAACTGACACCATCCATTATCCCAATCGTATGAGTGAACGTATCGATCGCTTGGCTGCCGACATTGGCGGCTCTATGGGCCGCATGGCCAACCCCTTGGATGGCTTCCAAAGCTATTCAACGCACTTTATCATGATTGCTGCTCGCACAACTACGCAGGCAAAATCTTATGCTGAGGCGGCTGGTGCAGAAAGGCTGTCAGCAGTTGCGCAAGCCATGCAGCTGGGACAGGCTATTCCATGGAAAGGCTCCAAGTCCGATCTCTATCTCGTAATCGATACTCGGCGATTCGCGCAGTTTACAGTTCAAAAAATGAACTACGAGGTGCTCATCAACGGTCTGCAGGTTGGTGGTGTAGGCAACCTGGCTACAGAGATCAGCATGACGATCCTGGATAGTGTGGGCATCTCCTTCATGAACTACCTGCAGTGGTTGCTTGATACCAAGATGCAGACGAACTTTGACGGCATGATCTTTCTGCTAGAGGTAATCTTTGTAGGCCATAACCATGATGGTACCACCCAGACCGTGCATTCTGTTACTATCCCCATGCACCTGTTTAGCATGAACCTAAACTTGGACTTTGCCAAGGGCATCTATGAGTGTGTGTTCATGCCTAACATGAACTTCTCAGCAAACCACCACAACCGCTGGCTGCAGATTGGAACAGCTACATCTTACTACGCCAATAAGAACACTCTCGGTGAGATGATTGACAGCTTTGAAAAGAACCTTAATGCTGCCTCATCAACATTTTTTACTGAGATGCGAGCAAAGATTTTGCAGGCCGGCAGATCGCCCCAAGAGGGGAGGCCTGGTGAGTTTGGGCGCCTTGTGATGTATCAGATCACTATTCCCGAACAATGGAAGACCATGGTATTTACCGGTGGATCAATTGGTTCTGCTCTTGAGCGGGAGTTTCCAAAGAAGGCGGAAAAAGAGGCTGCAGGTGCAAAAGGCACGTCAACAGATGCCACGCCCGCCAAAGACGGGTTCCTATCAGTTGACCCAGGGCTAACCATACCCATGGTTCTTGAGACAATGTTCAAGCAGGTAGCCGAGATTAACGCGATGGCAAATGCCGAAAGGCTTACATCCAAGGACACAAACGTATCCTTCTACAAGTTTCTTGTAGGAGTAACAAGCGATAACACAGCATTTACTGTTCACGTAGATGTGGTTCCGTTTGAGGTGCCAAACGTTGCACCACCAAAGAAAGACGTCAACAGGGAAACCACTGAGGCGTTGGATAGAAACTATATCATGGAGCGGCAGGCGGACGGCACTGAGGTTCGTAGGCCAAAATGTTACTTTGAGCTTGACTACATCTTTACTGGGCGAAACGTAGACATCCTAAGCTTTGACATGAAGATTCAAGACCTCAACTTTCTGCTAGCAAGCAACGTAAACGTAGGTGAGGGTGCACTCTTCAACGTGCAGGGTAATGGCCAGGGCGAGGTGCTGGATAAGGACGGCAAGCCGCTGCCCAAGCCAGAGTTACTTTCTGCCAGGCAGTATGACCCCATCATGATGCCTCTTGTAAGTCCCGAACAGCGCACCAACTTTTCTGAGTTTGCCACTGCTCGACAGTCACAAAACAACAAGAAACTTATAAACGACGCCCAGTCCTACACGAAGAACCTGTCAGCGTTCTATGCACAGTCGCCAGTGATGGTAAACATAATCATCAAGGGCAATCCACTTATAATGGATAAATTTAACTTTCCCAGCCCACTAGAGCACACAACCCCAGCCACACTGTCTGACAAGGGACTGTCTGCAACAAATCTAACGGTTAAGGATGCATATAGAAGAAAGTTAGAGACAGAGATTCTAAAACAGGGCGGTACCGCTAACACAAACGGCACCTTCTCTGTTCCGACTACATTGGGAACAGACTCCTACGTCACTACCCCCGTGTTTGTCAAGCTCAACATCAAGGGACCCAACGTAGATTTTATTAGCGGCACCGCCATGAGTGAGTTGGTAAATGGTCAGGCATTTGCAACTGAGGTGCTCTACAACAACTACTACGTTGTCTTCAAGGTCATCAACAACATTGAGTCAGGCGTCTTTACACAGGAGATTGAGATGTGGTCTCACAACGTGTACGGCACTGGTAAGTTGACCCAGGAACAAACGCAGTCTAAGAATCCAAGGCAGCTATGATTACATCATTTGTTGAAGGCGTAGTCATTGATACCTCTGACCCACAGGAAATGGGTCGGCTAAAGGTCTGGTGCCCAGCGGTTGATGGTGAAGGATACAAGCCAGAAAATCTGCCGTGGGCTGCCTACGTATCTCCGCTTGCTGGCCAGGTGTTTGACTATCCTGCAGGTCCCTCTGCAATGGAGACGCAGGGGCCATCAGCATACGGTTTCTGGGCAATCCCAAAGCGGGGTGCCACGGTTATCATTGGCTTTCTCTATGGCGACCGCAACCAACGCTTCTACATGGGCTCCTACTTTCCAGAGCACGGCAACCGCAGCCTGCCAGCTGGCCGCAACAGCGCCGCTGGTCCGACATCTGACAGCGTTGAGACCATGAATCCAGCGACATCAAGTCTTAATGCACAGTTCAATGGCGACTTGGCAGCATCAGAGGCGCAGACACGCGGGGCATACGAGCGACAGGTGGCGCAGGCAGCCACCGAAAAGTCTGATAGTGAGGGTTATCAGAGTGACGTCAAACAGCCCAAGGCGCTTGATCCACAGACCTACTGCCTGACTACTCCAGGTCGGCACAGCATCATTATGCAGGACAACACTGCCACCGGCCGAGTTCGCATCAAGACCGGTGGAGGTCACCAGGTTATCCTCGATGACGCAAACGAGCGCATCTACGTAAGCACCTCAAAGGGCCAGACCTGGATTGAGTTAGATCAAGACGGGCGCATTCATGTGTATGCCGGCTCTGACATCAGCATGACGACCGGCGGCAACTTTAACATCGCAGCCAAGGGCGACTTTACCGTGGCAGCCGGTGGCAACATCAATCTTGGTGCCGCGGGATACGCCCGTGTATCTGCCTGCAAGGACGTGTCCCTATCTGGAGATACTGGAGCCTTCTTAACTTCTGGCGCTGCCCTAAATATCCTGGCGGCTGGCACCATCCTGCAGACTGGCAGCAACATTCACCTCAATGGTCCAGGCGCAGCCACCGCCCCATGCGCAACTGGCCCTAATACCATCCCGTCGCACGAGCCATGGACCCGCCCGGCATCCAAGGGCAAGAGAAACCGGAACTGGAAAGACTGATGCGCCTGCAAGAAATCAAAGAGATTGACCTGCCGATAATGTTTGACCTTGTCAGGCGCTGCCTTGAAAGGGGAGAAGTTGTCAAGTTTGATAGCGAGGGATTGACTGGTCAGGTGGTATCTCTTGGGCTCTTAAAAGGCCAAATGTATATGTCCTATCTCGCTTATAGTGGTGACGTACTGGGCACCTACGTAGAAGGCACCTATCCCAAAGAGGATGAGATGGAGCACGCAGCGCTCCAGAAGATGGACGGCTACTGGCTCTTTACCCTGCCAGACAACGAAAATATCAAAGGATAAGACCTGATGGCACGCTCACCCTACCGTGGTTTCTCCACATTTGATCACCTGCTTGCACCAAGCAGAGGGTTTACGCTTACTGACGTTCAGCTAATCAATCGAGATCTGCTCAACCACATCAACACCATCAAGGGCGAGCGCGTCATGATGCCTAACTTCGGTACACGCATTCCCCTCATGGCATTTGAGCCCCTGGACCAGGCGACAGTTGATGTGATCGAAGAAGATCTACGAGCCGTTTTCGCATACGACCCGCGCGTAGTGCTGCTGGATTTGGCAGTTGTCATGCTTCCTGACAACAATGCCATCGGCGCATTCGCGGATCTTCAGTACGTCAATCTCGGCGTCAACCACACACTCAGATTAGAGTTCCCAGTCGGAGCCTAAATAGCAGACTGACATTGCAGGACTAACATGGCACTTCGTACTACATACTCCGCAGAGACTTGGGACAAGATCTATCAGGCGTTTTCCGCTGTCAGCTTTGTGTCATACGACTTTGACACGATCAAGCAGTCGCTTGTGGATTACACTAAGATGTACTATCCAGAGTACTTCAACGACTACATCCAGTCGTCTGAGTTCGTCATGTACCTGGAAATGTTTGCCTATGTGGCTGAACAGATTGCCTACCGCGTTGACATGGTTGGTCATGAAAACTTTATAACGACTGCCCAACGCAAACAATCTATTCTGAAGTTGGCAAAGTTGATATCCTACAAGGCAACTCGCAACATTCCTGTACGTGGACTTGTCAAGCTTACATCCATCAGCACCTCAGAGCGCGTCATTGACAGCCGTGGGGTGGATCTGTCTGGGCTGACAATCACGTGGAATGACCCAAACAACGTGAACTGGAAGGAACAGTTCTTCCTGATCATGAACCGTGTGCTCAACTCGCGGTTCGGCAATCCACAGAAGACGTTCCAGATTGGAGACGTCGTAATGGACATGTACTCCATGAAGAACAGTCCTGGATCCTTTCCGCTGGGCGTGTACGCATTCACGGTAAACACCGGTATTGACAGCTTCAACATGGAGATTGTTCCATCTGACATTGACGCCAACGGTCCGTTTGAGCGTGAACCAGATCCGGCTTCTTCCCTCAGCATCATCTATGCAAATGACGGTGTTGGTGATGGATCTGACTACACCGGCTTCTTGTGCTACACAAAGCAGGGTGTGTTGTCTCGCATTGACTATGAACTGGTAGATCTACTTCCAGATCGTCGCATTGACTTTGACATAGGCAACGTCAATGACACTGACGTGTGGGTGCAGAAGATAAACACAGGTGTGGTAAATGGTGGAAGTATAGCCGAGCGCTGGACTCAGGTAGATACCATTGCTGAACAGAACCTGGTGTTCAACAGCAACCGTGAAACACGCCGCAAGTATGAGGTAGACACACTTGAGGGTGACCAAATTCGGGTAATCTTTGGTGACGGTGACTTCAGTGAAATACCCCAGGGTGTGTTTCGCTTCTGGATGCGGCAGTCAGCTGGCAGATCAATCGTTATCCAGAAGAACCGGGTCGTCAACCAGGCGATGCAGTTTACCTACACCGGAAACACCGGAAACGCTGAGACATGCAGCACCACATTCAGCCTGACGACCACGCTTCAGAACGGTTCAGCCACTGAGACTATTGAGCACATTCGCCGCTCGGCACCTGCCACCTACTATGCACAGAACCGCATGGTAAACGGTCAGGACATGAACACCTTTATGCTGAAGGATCCTACTATCCTTCGACTCAAGGCAGTTAACCGCACCTTTGCCGGTCAGCCCAAGTACATCGACTGGAATGATGCATCTGGCATGTACGAGAACGTCAAGTTGTTTGGTGATGACCTGGTGATGCGCTACGAGATCACCACGAACACTGTGACGACTGACGTTTCTGGACAGTCACTTATTGACGGCATCATTGAGCCACTGCTGGCAACAAGCGGCGTCATCAACACACTGCTGCACATCTCGGCAACTGATCCGGATACGCAGGGTGTAGTCAGCCCAGTTCGCCGCAAGTTCATTGAAGACAACCGTGGCGGTCTCTATCGAGACAAGGCTGGGGTGTTCGTTCAGTTGGCAACTGACATGGCAAGTGGTGACGGCTCTCTCAAAGAGAAGACAGCCATGCAGCGCATGATCGACCAACACTACTATGGCGAACCGCTTGAGTTTGTGCTGGATGCATCAAATAATGTGTTGGCAAGAATTCCTGACCCTGATGTGTTTCCACAGGATGACAGCCGCATCTATGCTGCTAACGTACCGCGCACCATTGACGGCGTCAATCGGTTCCCGCCAGGCGACATTGGTTCCGGTCTGCAGCCGCTGGGCCAGCAGGAATTCTTTGGGCTGCGATACAACCGCTACATGAAGGGAATAGGCGCAGGTTCTGTTAGCACACCATCTTTCCCATCACCATGGCACACTGGTAACTTTTGGCAAGCCGACGAGGTCTGGACGATTGAGGTGCAGGCTGACGGCACAACCCTAAGCGTCTATTCAAACCTTCGTGGTTCGTTTGGCACAGGCGAGGTTGGAGTGCCCTACTTCATCCAACCGCCAGGCTTCAACTCCTCTGCACAGATGTTTACGGTTACTGGTACATACAGCCCAGGAGATGCCTACATTCTTGTTACCACGACGGACGGCACCCTCAGCCCCCGCCCATTTCCAGGTGGTGGCAGCGCGCTGTTCAACCTAAACGGCTGGTGGGAAATCATGGGCGTGAGTGAGTTGACAGACCCACGCTTTGAGAGCGGAACTCCTGATCCACTGTACTTTACAACTGACACCTCCGCGGCACTAAAGCAGTACAGTTGGGTTATCTTTGTGCGCAAGATCAGACAGCTGTCCACAAGCGCCATCATTGGTTACGAGGTGCACACCCGCGACGTCAAGCTTACGATTGAGAGCCCAACAACCAAGTTTTGGTACAACAACGTTGATCAGCTCATTGACGGTGAGACCAAAAAGCGTGTCTATGACAACATCAAGGTGCTGCGGTCAAACCTAAACTATGCCGGCGTTGTGCTTGGTACCAGTCAGATCTATGACGTTGTGGGTGCGGTGCGGGATCAAAACGGCATCGTTGATCTGAACAAGCTTGAGATTGTGCCGTCAGACATGCTCAATGAAGACTCTAGCGGAGATTTGGTTGCAGACCGCATCCTGCAGTTTGAAACGTTTGCTGGGTCTGGGACAGGCAGCTCTATCAATCCGCCATCATACGAGTACTATCTCATCAGTAGTCCCAACGTGCTGTACTCACCGCCACTTCCACTCACCTGGGCTAATGGCTCATTTGTAGATTCAACCCTTACGGTTGGTCGTCGCCTGCGTATGCCATCACTTGTATCAGGTGATGCTGGTCTTGACTTCATGTGGCAGCATTTCACACCATTTACAAACATCATTGATCCGTCTGTCACCAACATCCATGACATGTACCTCATGACACGTGGCTACTATGACAACGTTATCTCGTATGTACGTGGCACATCTACTACACCACCTACACCACCGACCCCACTGGATCTTCGCAACTCATACGGCTCGCTGCTCAACAGCAAGATGCTGTCAGATACAATCGTGCTGCACTCGGGAAAGATTCGCCTGCTGTTTGGCAGCCTGGCAGAGCCACAGCTGCGCGCCAAGTTCAAGGTTGTTCGCCAGCCAGGCGCCTCACTGACAAATGAGCGCATCAAGGAAGAGGTACTTAACGTCATCAACACGTTCTTTGACATTGATGGCTGGGACTTTGGTGATAAGTTCTATGCAACAGAGCTCATCACGCTCATTCACCAACGCCTGCCATCCGATCTTGCATCTGTTGTGCTTGTCCCAATCTATTCGACCAACTCGTTTGGATCACTGTTCACTGTGGACAGCGGTCACGACGAGATCCTTCAGTCAGCGGCACAGCTGTCCGACATTGAAGTGGTTGATGCTCTTACACCCACAGTAATTAGGCAAATCAGGTGATGAACGAAACTCTTGACAGCCGGGTGCAGTGGGAGGTTCTGCCCTTTGAAGGATCTAGCTTTCGCACCCGCATGCGGATTGGTGACATCACCGCCATCTTCTTTGCTGAAGAGGACCCCAAGGGAACCTGGGACATTGCCTTCAGCACGCGAGTTGGTGATGGTGATGCCAGCCTGGACAAGACGGCAACCGGTCACGCCAGTGAAATCCTCAGCTTCGTAAAGAAGTCTATCGAGAAAATGTTAAAGGTCCGGCGGGTCCGGGTGGTTACGTTTGCGGCGGCCAAGGCGGACGGGCCTGCCCGCATGCGCATCTATCAACGCATGATGAAGGCGGCGCTTGTGGGATTCACTGAGGTTGAAGAGACTGACGATGATGCAGATGACAAATTCTTTCGCTGGGAAAAGAAGATGAATGAGAGCGTAACATTCAAAAAGTTTCTTGAGCAGGAGGAGCGAAGCCTGTTGATGCACACGGTAAACATTCTCATCGGCCAGCACCGGGCCGTGTTTTTTTCTGGTCAGGCAACAGTCAATGCACGGCCCGACAGCACCACGTCTGGCGAACTACAGGGCCCGCTGAAGATTGGCTCAAAGAAACCCGACACCATTGTCGGCACGGTCTATAGCGGTGGGCGCTACAGCAATATTGAGTTTAGACTGTCCACCTTTGATGATGACTATACTGTAGTCAAGGCCAAGTCAGGTCATACCTATCTCACCAACACCGAGCACGCGGATGGGCTGTTGGCGTGAAGACCTTTAAGCAGTTTCTGGCCGAGTCAGTGACGCTTACTGGGCAAGCCTTGAAGATTCTCATGAAGGACGGCACTGTAGGTATAGACGTCTCTAAGGGCCTTGGCTGGTGGCGCGGTGACATTATAAGCGTGGCGGAGAGTGGTGGAGAGTGGTGGCTTTCTTAGCATTATCTATCGCACTGAAAGTGATATGGCCTCCTGCTTAATTGACCTGGAAGATGTAGATGACATGCTTACTATCATTGAACGTGGTGGCCGCCGGGTCCTGGTCAATCAAGACGCCTCGTCAACCAACACCTTGATGAGTAGGGGCCCCGAGGTGTGATACAATCGTCCTATGGATGACTGTTTGGAAATCTTTGAAATGGCGATGCGGCTCAAGGCGAGCCGACCCCACCTGGAGTCTGCACGCTGCCTCAAGCTGCTTGACGA